GGCGTTTTGTCGAGAAACGTTACTAACGGGTGGTGGGTTGAATTCTGCGTGGTTATCTGGTCTTCGACTCAGAAACCAAGGAACCGTTTGCTCAACCAGCTTATCCCGGAGGAAATGAGACTGGGAGCAGCCGCCAAGGCGTCCTGGGCGAAGTTCTTGAGTGTGTCAACAACTCCAGGGCGCGCTGGTTCTTTGGCGAGGGCCAAGATTTTGGTCATGAGGGCAGGCTTTGCAGCAGCAATGGCCTGAAGCCCCTTGATCTTGGAGTGGCCTGAGGGGCCGAGGGACACCTGAGTGGGGCGCATAGCCTTGATGGGTGCGACGATGTCTGCCAGTGAGCCGGCAACAGTGGCCTCGGTGAGGACGTTCGTCTGGTATGTGCGAGGCATGGTGGTCTCGTAGCCAAAGGTGACTCGAAAGCGCACACTTTGACCAACGGTCATGCCTGCACCCAGGACGGCGATCCCGAAACGGGGTGCCAGCTGGTTGCCGGAGGCAGTGAGAAGGTTCATCTCAAAGCACTGGGCGTCCCATGGGACGATGTTGGTGGCAAGCACCTTGCCGGTGGGCCAATTGGCCAGCGGAAACTCCTCATGCCGAACGAAGTTCTGAGGCAGCACTGATACGCTCGCGTAATTCGTGCCGTTGAGGAGGGCATCTTGGAATGCCTCACTGGTCTGACAGACTGCCATGGTCAATGTACCCTGGGCCGTCTGGGCCGGTGCGTCGGACCACACCTCGACAATGATCTTCGTGAGGCGTGCGCGCGTGGTGGCTTCGAATGCCGCGTCCATCGTGGGGACGGGAAGGGCAACGAAGTTGGTGCTGGGGATGCCACCCACAGCAGGAGAGGAGGAGACACCTCCGATGATGCTTGTCCAGACTGGAGTGCCGGACGTGCCGCCCGGTATGCACATAAACTGCGACGCGGGGGCGCCGGGGTCAGCCGCACCTGAGGGTTCCCAGCCATCGACTCCGATGCCAAGAAAGCCTGCACCTCCGGCGTTGCCCACGAATGCACCGAGGATTTCGCACTCATACGTGTTGGTCATGAGCTCGAATTCCCCTAGAAGTAGCGGGACGCGGGTCGGGAGGTTGGGGGTCGTGATGCCGGTGAGGTACTGGCTGACGGCGCGCTCACCTTGGGTGAGGGCAGTGGCAAAGGTACCGAAGCCGTCTCGCATGGACTGTTTCTGTCCTGGGGAGGGGCGTACCAAGTGCGGTCCAGCAGGAGCTGTGCCGCCTGCAGGAGCTCGTCGGCGACGTGCTGCATTTCGCTTGCCGCCCTCAGCTGGGTTGTTCGAATTCTTCGGCATCCGGGGCAGAGTGCCATCGCGCTCTCGAGGCCCGGCGACGACGCGTCGGCCATTGGGAGGCATAAATAAGTGCTCTGGTTCTAGAGCGGGATTGTTGTTTTCAACCCGGGGTGGTTACCAATCACCCCGTATGTTTCGCCTACAGCAACCTGTTCCCCGCTGAGATGAGGCGCCCCCATGTAGGGCCCCAGCGGGGTAGGCCAAAGGCCTTCAGGTCTTCTCACCAGGGCGTGCACCCTGGGACTCCGCCTTTGGTGTCGGCGGCTGGTTCTTGCTCTTGTTCTTGCGGTTGCTCTTCGACTGCTTGTTCGCAAAGACGGCGTCGACGCATTGGCGGCACTTCGGTTGTTCTTTCGTCATCTCCTTCGGACTGAACTGGCCTTCCCCCTTGCTCTGGTGACAGGTTGTGCATGTGCGGGTCGCTCCGTTGGCAGCAGTGACTACAGCAGTGCACCCTCTGCACTTCGCTTTTGAGCCATGCATATTCTGGGATCTGGAGAAGCCCGTCGTTGTGGATTGGACAATCTTGCACACGCTGCATGCTCGCATGCTTTCCTCTTGGGTTGCCTTGTTGTTGTCGTTGTTGATGTTTTCAACGACCTCGTAGGGGGTCACCTTGTCAGCGACGTCCCCCGTGGGCCTCCTGTACTTCGGGCAGTTGTTACCAGGAAGGTCCAAAGGCAAGCTCGTGAGGTCGACCGGCTTGGCGATGATCGGGGAGAACCTGTTATCCAGGAGCCCCTGGACGCCCACATAGCTGATGAACTGCATGTAGGTTCCAAACTCGTCAGTGGTGAATCCGCACACATCAGGGTCAAGCATCCACGGTGCCATAATGTTCCTGAAGCGTTCACCGGTGGTCTGGGACTTGACGGCCCAGTAGCTCGCATCCGCTCCGAGTTCAGCGGGGGTCTCGAGCGTTCCCAACATGTCAGCCAATTGTTTCAGGCCGGGGGTGTTGGGGTCGGTGAGGCGGATGGCCGCGAGCTTTTCGATGAGCTTCGAGCGGCGCCAGAGGTTGGTGTCGGGACCAGAGGGGGAAGAGGTGGTAACCGAGAGGTTGCGCAGAGCGCGGCGCAAATTTTGGCAAGAGTTTGGGGAGCCCTGCTTGAGCTCGCCGTAAAAACGGCCAAGGAAGGTGGGCATCCCAACCTTGCCCAGTACCAGGAGCTGTCCGCACCTGGCGTAGCCCTCAACGTACCTGCGGCCATCCTCGCCTTTCCGGAGGCGCAGAACGGCGTCATCTCCGCCGAAAATGCCCAACTCAAGAAAGGCCTCTTCTGGTTCAAGAGCGGGGCCATGGAGTGGGTCATCCGAACCGGTGCGGAGAGAGTGGTAACAGGCATAGGCATTGAATGCTCCGTTGCTGCCCGCGGTGGCCGCCCTGCCAGAGAGCTGATGCCATGCGCTAATCCAAAACTCCTCGTCGAAGAAGATAAGCTTCCAGCTGGTCTTCTTGGCTTCCTCAACAATCAGCTCGTGTAGCTTAACTGCAAAGGCGCGGAGCATGAGGCGCATCTCAAAGTACTTGGCCACCAAACTGTAGCGGCCCTCCCACTTGCTGCCATCGCCATCGACGGGTTCTCCCGGAAGGTCAAAGCAGGCGACAAGGCGCCTCTCCAACTCTTCAATGCCGCAAAAGCCATACCAGCGCTGCTGGCGCAGCACCTTGCCAAGGGCAAGCCAAATGCGAGCGGAGTTGTACTTCTCGCTCGTGTGGATATTGACTATTCCCCTAGGGGCCTTGGGCTCCTGGTAAGCCTCAGCCTTTTGGAACTCGGTTGCGGGCACATCCCTATCGCGCCTAGCATCACCACGGCCTGCCCACTTAGCAAAGGCTACTTTCTGGGCTGAGGTCTTACATTGGTCCTCCACTTCTGACAGGTCCGCCAGGTCCATCGAATGGGCCCTGACGTGCGCATAATCCAACGTCTGGTCGATGAACTCATCCATGTGTTTGATCATCTCGGCCGTAGGTTCGGCATCGCTTGTGATCTTGATGGAGCGTTCCCAGATAGCTTGATGCATGTTTCCAGGTGTCTTGCTCGGCGCGAAGGTATCATTTGCAACGATCGGCGTGATGAGCGGGTGGAGTGAAGGCTTGGCGTCGGGGACGTACGGGTGCGCCTTGGTGCTGTACTGGTAGGCCAGCACGGGGGCGGGTCCCATCGCTTGCATCGCACTTTTAACAGTGCCCCCGGTCTTGACGTAGTACGTAAGGGGGACGAGCGTTGTCTTCGAGGCGCTCGGGCAATGGGAGGCAGCAGTCGCCAGGTTGTAGTAAGGTCCGTTGAGGGCAGCCGCCTGCATGAGGTACGAATCATCCTCAGTGGCGAGAGTTGTGGAGGCATAGGCCTCGCACATGGCTGTGGTGGTCACGGAACCTTCGGGGCCCTGATAACGGAACCTGGCGAAGCACGTCATGGTCTCCTCCACGAAGCCTGGGATGTCTTCAGGTGAGGGGTGGACCGGAACGTGTGGGGCACGGAAGTACTGGATCGGGTTGAAACGTTCTAGGACGTGCATGCCGAGGTACTCATCTCGCAGAGGCAGCCACTTGAACTTGCGTGCGAGGAAAGATGTGAGCCTGGTGAACGGGCTCACTGACACATCTGGGAATAGGATCACCAACTGATGGTCGGGGCCGATGGTCTTGCGCTGGACTTGGTACACGTACGTGGTCCTCCAGAAGTAGGCGGGCACGGTGACAATCCTGTCATAACCGTACCCCCATAGTGGATGGACGTAGTTCCCGCCGTCTGTAATTTCCATGTGCACCTGGCCGTAATGGTCGAAGGTGTACTTGTACTCTTTGGTTGACAGAGCAGCGTGCTCGGGGACAAAGGTGTAGATGACATGGACGTTGAAGTTCTCGTTTAGCTCCTGAGGCATGTCCCTGTAGTAATCATCATTGCGATAATAGAGGATGTCCGTTTCACGGACCGGGTCCTCTTTCTCTGCATGGTGACGATCACGGAGGGTGATGTGTTCGAGCTTGCCGATTTTGTCTTGTTCCATCTGCACGTGGTTGAGCTGGGTGTGGTAAACGCGTCCTCCAAGAATACTGGCGTAATTCCTGGTCCATTGGTCTGCGCAAGAGCGAACAGCCGCGGACTCGCCGTGGCTGTGGCCGGGTTGGACTGACACGACGGGGGTTGGTACCTCCGCCATGCGTTGCCTGCGGTAACTTGCTGAGGGTTCCGCGGGGTCCGTAGTCAGCAGCTTTGACAGCCATTCCACAAGAGCAAGTGCTCTGTTGCAGATGGCAGCCCAGAGGGTTGCTAAGCCCCCCTTTCCGGGGTTGGCGGCCTTGAGAGTGGCATACTCAACAGCCAAGTCAAATAGAAGCTTGGTAGCGAGGAGCCCGGTGGCGCCCAACAGCATGCCCCCACCCAGTCGAGCCAGCTTGAGGCCGGCCATTCGGATGAGTGCGTGTGCACGGGCGCTCTCTTTGGCCAAGGCTAAATAGCCTTGGTACAATGTCCAGGACGCGTCAGACGCAGCCCCGGCCAATGCATTGCCAACTTGGGAGAGTTCTTCCATTTCAGTTTTCACAGTCCAGG